TCCCTCGGGCTCGGGCAGAAACCCACGAGCTCCTCCAGCACCGCCGTCGTCGCGGCTTCGATGGCGTCGCCCGCCATTGCCTTGCCGAACTCCTCGTCGGAAACTGTGCGTGCATCCGCTTCGGGCTTGCAGATGGCGTAGACCACGTCGCAAAGCAGGACGGGATCGCGGATGAGTTTCTCGATCAGCGTCCCTTCGATGACCTGCATGAGGTCCTCGCCGGTGAGGCCGCGTACGCGCTTGATGGCGGTGACGTTGATCTCGACCGACCACTGCCGCCCCTGGTTGTCCTTGAATGAACGCATCCGTGCCTCCGTGAATCAGGACCCGACAGGAATCCGACGCCAATCCGACAGCGACCCGACAGGCTCAGCCACCAATCCATGAAGGCGCCGTCGCCGAGTACGTCACCTTGGCGGTCACGGACACGGTGATTGCCTCTTCGAGCGCTTCGTTCCGCGAGAAGTTGGTGATGGAGAAGTCAGCCTGCAGGCCCTGACCGCTGGTCTCGTCGAGGATCTGGAAGCCGATGGGGTCGTTGCCGAAGAACGCGTTCTTGATGGCGGTGAACCCGGCGTCCGCCGTGTCCCACACCATCTCGAACTCAACGCTGGCCTCTTTGAGCGTGGCGACGGTGGCCCGCCAGCCGCTGTTGGCGCGGGTGGTCACATCCGCCTCGCCCGCCTCGAGATTGAGTGTGACATCGCGGGTGTTGCCCAGAACCACCCATGCCCCGCCGCCGGCCTGCCCGCCGACCTTGTAGAGCAGTTTGGCTTCCATGCCGAGTTTGATCGCCATCGTTGTTCTCCTGCTCTATCCGGCCGTGTGGCCGACTACGAACGCCACCTCACCCGCCTTGCTCCGCACGAAGATGTCCGCCAGGTTGACCTGCTCGAACGGGAACTGCACGCCCGCCGGGACCGGGATCTCCACGCCCTTGCCGTCGGAAAGCGTCATGGGCTGCGTGTTCGTGTGCGCCGCCATGAGCGTGAACGTTGCCACCAGCGGCGTATCCGAGAGCGGCTTGTCGCTCGCTTCGAGCTCCACCTTGATGAACACGACGTTCCGCACGGCTACCTCCGCACCCGGTATGTGACGCTCAAGACGCTCGTGAACACCCGGTGCTGCTCCAGCGACTCGCTCGACACGACGGGCTCGTGCCCGATCCCGACCCACGCCGCGGCGGGCGCATCGGGCAGACGCTTGAGCCGGACGTGGTCGGCGATGGCCTCGACGAGGTCGAGCAGTCCGTCGATCTCGGCCTGTTCACCCTCGGCGGGCAGTTTCTTCTGCACGCCCACATCGATCACGCACTCGAAGGTGCTGCTGTCCCGGGTCGCCGCGGCGATGGCCGTCGTTCGCGGCACGACCGACACGCGCAGGTCCTTGAGGTCCTCCAGCGTGAACGCGGGCTGGAACATCCGCACCGCGCTCACGGGCTGCCCGAACGAGCCGGCGTTGATGTGCGCGGCCAGGGCATCGGCGATGGCGACGATGGTGCTCACGGCTCACCGCCCTTCGTCGCCGACAGGCCGGCCACCTTGCCTTCCAGGTACGAGACGCGGCGCTCCATCGCCTGGTACTCGCTGCGGATCGAGCGGGCCTCACCGATGAATTCGTCCATCCGCTTCTCAAGCTGCTGCAGCTTGGTGGTCACCACACCCCACTGAACGGTCATCGCGCCGGCGGCGAGGATGATCGTGAGGAGCACCCCTGCCCAGCGGGCCTTCGTTCCGTTCTGTCCGTTCCCCTCACTCATCACGTCTCCGTGCCGATGTGCTTGGTGTGAATCCGAAGAACCCTGCGGTACGGGTCGCTGTACCGGAACGGCGGCTGCCCACCCGGCGCGTTGACCTCGTACACGAACACCTGCGTCCCGACCGTCTCACGCACCTGATCACCGGCCCGCGGGAGGATCGGACCGGCCCCGAGGTCCAGGTCCCCCGTCCGCACGAGGAAGTCCCGCGACTCGACGCGGTGGATCAGACCCGCGTCGTCGGCCTGCTCGAACTCGGTCTTGCCGATGGTCGCCAAGACCTCTTTGGCTTCGGCCCCGCGCTGGTACACCACGGTGCGGCTCATGTGCTTGTGCCGCTGGTCATCCAGGAACGCCGAGCCGCGATCGAGCAGGTCGCCCATGTATGCCTCCGGCGGTCACTGCAGGAGACGGATGCGGACGGTGGTGTCGGCGTCGACGGTGGTCTTCACCGTCTTGCCGATGAGCTTGTTCGCGCCCGCCGCGGCGTTCTTGGTGGCGTTCTGCGCCGCCGCGTCCCAGTAGGCGTTGGTGCCGGCGGGCATCCCGCTACCCGCGCCCAGCGCCTTGGGGAAGTCGAACACACCCGACACCGCCAGCGAGCCGAGCTGGTTCGCCTTGATGGGGCCCTGCGCCACGCCCACGAGATCAGTTTGGACGACCACTGCGCCGGTGAGCACGTCCGCGCCGGGGGTGTAGTCGATCGATTCGCCTTCATGAACGAACTTCGCCGGTCCTGCTGCCATGCTGCCATCTCCTTCGTCGGGTGTGACCCCGGACTCTTCTTCGCCGATGCCACTGCCGATCTCTGCGCCTGCTCCCATGGGCTTACACCTCGCCCTTGCTCTTCACGCCGCCGCGGGGGTCCTGCAGCGCCACGCCGAAGTCGTGGTACCCGCGCATCCGCACGCCGAGCTGGCTGAAGTCCGCGTCGGAAGTCTCGATGGTCGGGGCCTCCTGTCCGTTGAGGAACGCCATCTCGATGACCGGCAGGTCGCTCGGGTCGGCGAGGAGGTACCACGCCTTGGCCGAGTTGCCGGTGTAGAGCGCGTTGGACAGGTACCGGCTGACCTCGATGCGGAACTTGCCCTGGTGCGGGTTGGCGACGGGGAACTTGGTGTTCGCCGTGGTGTCCCGCATTTCGACGCTCTTGTAGAGCTGCGTGCCCACCGCTGAGAGCGCCGTGGGAACCAGCAGGATCGATGGCATGACGCCCGTGGGCTTGCCGTCGGAGTCCACGAGGTCCATGAACGTGACCTCGCCCTTGGTGAGGCCGTCGATGCCGAGCGCCGTGTCCGCACCCGAGACGAAGTTCTTGTTCCCGACGGCGAAGAACGCGGCGTTGTTCATGAACGCCGTCCAGAACACGTCGTTGATCTTGAGACCTGAGCCGCGGCCGAGCTTCCGGGGCACGGTGGTGATCGCGCCCAGGTCGTCGTTGATGATGTCGCGGCGGTCGATCGCCAGCATCAGGCCGTAGGTGTCGGCCTTGTTGCTGTAGGTCTCCTCGCCCAGCGTCCCATGCTTGAGCTCGCCGCCCGGGGCGACCTGCTCGTACTGGTCCTTGCCGACCAGGCGGTAGCTCGTGACGGTCTTGAAGTCCGACACGTTGCGGACGGCGCAGATGCTCCGCCACACGCGCTCGACGCTGAAGAAGCCCTCGAGCAGGAACTTGTTGGCGACGTTGGAGAGGATGCCGCCGACGTCGATGATGGTCATCCCCGCCTCGATGCCCCGGCCGAAGGCGGCTTCCAGCACGCGGCGGCTATCCCGGAAGGTGCGGCCGGTGTAGCCGTTGGCGATCGCGGCCTCAATGAGCAATTCCTGCAGGCCCAGCCCGCTCTGGAATCGCTTCGCCGCAACCTCCAGCGCCTGCGCCGAGCAGACCTTGTCGAGTCCCTCGAGCTTGGCGCTCTGGAAGCACGCGGCCTCCAGGACCTCGCCGGTGATGCTCGTGTCGGGCGCGTGGATGGACGGGGCCTTGGGTCGGCTGGCGCGGAGCACTTCGAGTTCGGTGCGGGTCGCATCCCATCCGTCGCGGATGGCCTGGGCCTCGATGTCGAGGTGCTTGCCGGCGCAGATCTTTCGCACCGCCGCGATACGGCTGGTCTCTGCAAGGGCCTCGGCGCGGAGCGCGGCTGCGCCCGCCCCGGGCGCGGGATCGGCATCACCGCCGGACGGACTGCCGCTGCCACCCCCGCCCTGTTGGGCGGCGATGGAGGCGCTGGTGCGGCCGTCGGCTCCGAGGTCCACGAAGCTGATCTCGCCGAGTGTCGCCTTGCGAACGACGTTGATGGGGCCAGCGAACTCCTGCCCGTTCACGATCGCTTTCTGCGACTCGCGGATGAACTCGAACTCCTCGACGCTGGCGCCCACCGACGCCTGCCAGGGGAACCCGTTCCGTGACGACGCGACCACCTCGCGGGCGGTCGCGGTGTCGCGCGAGATCACGCCGGTCGCCACGAGCTGCCCGCCTTCGACCTTGATCGCGTCGGTGTGGCCGACGCCAGCGGCCGGGTCATGGGCGAACCGGATCGGGCGGTTCTGCGACGGGACCGAAAGCCCGGCGAGATCGAGCACCACGGGATGACGCCAGCCGGCGACGCGCATGGCACCGCCGGTGTACGCCAGCATCTTGAAGCGAGGCAGTGCCTTCTCGGCATCGGCCCCGCCAGCGCCGGCGGCGATGGCGGTGATCTCCGCCGTGCCGGTGAGCGTGAGCGGAGACGTGCCCGCGGGCGCAGCGGCGGCTTCAAGCCGCAGACGCTTGGGCGCGAGTCGGGTCTTCGGAGCGGTGGGGGTCGGAGTCTTCGTTGCCATCGGTGTCGTCCTCTTGGGGCGCGTTGCCCGCGGGAGCCGCGGTGGTCTGGGGGGCGGGGGTCAGTCCGAGTTCATCCATGAGCACGAGCTCTTTGGCGCGCTGGCGGAGCTCCTGCTCCCAGTCGCGTCCTTGACGGGCGAACTCGGCGGCGAGCGTGGTTGTGTGGTTGGCCAGGCGTGTGGCCTGGGCGGTCGCTTCCTTGGCGGGATCGACGTGCTCGACGCCGTCCCAGAACCATGCGTGCTCGGGGAGTGCCACCCCGCGCTCACGAAGCGACTGCGGGAGCAACCCCTCGACGAGCACCGCTTCGTTGAGCCACGCTTTGAGAAGGCGGTCGAGCACTGCGAGCTGCAGGTGGTGCTGCTCGACGCGGATGCTCTTGAAGTACACCTGGTGGTCGAGGCGACCGCTGGCGTAGTTGTAACCCGAGGAGTTCCCCGCCGCGACGTTGAACGGCATGTTCAGGCAGCGGGCGATCTCGTTGAGGATCTCACGCTTGAACTCGCCGAACGTGGTCG